TCGGTAAAGTTCGGATTCAAGTGCTTCAGATAGCGCCTGGCTAATTTTCTGCTCTTTATCGATCATTATTTCAATGCGCATAAATTTTCCCCTAGCTGGTAGCGTCCATTGTGCGGCTGTATCCATGGTTGCGAATTTTCGCCATCAGCTCGTCCGTCAGCTCAGAAACCCACTGGATAGCCAGCCGCTTTTCTTCTTCGCTGCACTCACTTGCCGCTACCAGCTTTATGAAAAAATCAATGCGCTGAAGTTTCAATGACTCCAAAAGATAATCCTGCCTTTTCCCTGCTATTACGGCCACTTACATAATGAAACTGTATGCATATACACTACTTATATATACAGCATAGTACCGATTTCTAAACGTAAAACGCTTTTTTTGGCCTGCAATAAGAAAGCCCTGATATGAGTCAAAAACAGGAAATTTTTGGTTGGTCAGTAATACTGCCGCCACTTGTCATCCTCACGCAGCCGCCCGTTCTGGTAAAAGATACGCAACCCGCCCCCCTGATGTAAGGCTGCCGCCGCGTACAAGTAAATTAACCTCGTATTCACTGCCATCGAACCCTCTTGACTGCAGTTCATACACAAGCTGAAGGCGCTGCTGATCCGAAATTTTCTTTTTGTATTCCTTTTTCCGCTTTGGTTTAACGAGCCTCAGCCTTGCGGTCAGCTCACGGCGTTCTTTCCGGCCCATGCTGTGCAGGTACTCATGCAGCTCCTTGTCATCATGGATTTAATCTCGGGTGGATCCCCGCCTCTCTGGTTCAAATTTTCAACAGGGGGACAGTTATTGCCACGAATCCAAGGGGCACAAGCGCCCTGGTCGGCTGTCGCCTCCTGAAGGTCAACGGCTTTACGAACCATTTTCCACTTCACTGCATGAGTGCAGATCCGGCCCTCAATGATCGGGGACCAGATGCCATAAATACGAACACCATGATCGCCGTAGGCGCTCGGCTCGTCGTTCAGCTCATAGGCAGTCCTGACAAGGTGATGTTTACGGGGAACCAGGACGCCGCCCTGCTTCATGATGTAGGTGGCAAAACAGCCAGCATCAGCTGCAGCCAGCACCGCATCCAGACGCGGGTTTTCCAGTACCGGCGCGCCTGCCTTCTTGTCACCCTGCGCCCTGGCGGCCTGGCCAGCCAGCAAGCGCAGCTCGCGGTACGCCTGACGGCCAGGGATACCAAAGAAACGGAATTGCTGAACACGGTGCAGCGAAGCCCAGGCGTTTACGTTCTCAGCGTTATCGCGCAGTGATCTGCCTGTTTCTTTACTGATTTCCTGCGCCAGCCCGCGCCCGTCGATATTCTTGCTGATGTATTTGGCGATATAGCTGGTCGGTGTACCCTTACGCGGGTTGATAAGCTCAGACTTGAAGCGCGGCCCGGTATTGTTGCCCAGCTCCTCCCGGTCCTCACGAATGGCGAATTTACGCAGCAGCGCGGTGATGGATTTACGGTCTTTTTTGCGCATGAAGCACAGCACATGCCAGTGCACGGTGCCGTCATGGTGTGGCTCGGCAACGCGGACGCCATACCAGCGCAGCCCGGCTTTGTGCATTGCCTTACGGAAGGCGGCGAACATATTCACCAGGTAATCGCTGCTCTGCCGGACCGTGGCGCTGGTCCATTTCGGGTTAGGCCTGCCGTTATTGAGCGTCGCGTGAAAGCGTGACGGGCAAGTGATGGTATAGAACACGGCGCATTCGCCACGCATTTCTGCGATAAGCTCCAGCCCCTTAACACAGGCCATCATTTCGTTGCGCCGGTGCGCCGGATTGCTGCTACTGGCGTTTACCACCTCTTCCATATCCAGCGTGTCACCTTCGGCGTTAACCAGCTCATGCGTGCGGAAAAACTCCAGTGATTTGCGGCGCTGTTCGCGTTTGTGGATCACAGCTTCATAGCTGACATACGGTGATGCCTTTTTGTTAACCAGGCAAACAGCACGCAGCTGCTCCTCCCGCCATTCACACCGCATCTGCCACAGCTTGCGATACCACCAGTCCGCACAAAGCATGCGGGCCAGTGAACCCGGAATAAGCTCATACGGGACCGGGTTGCGGCGGTTCTTTTTACGGCGCAGCTGTTCAAATGCAGGCGGGATAACATCAAGGCGCATAGCCTCAGCGGCGACCCTTTCCCATGACCGGCGGATCTCTTCCGGCGTAACGTCATCATCCGTAAACAGTTCACCGCAGGCAGTATCCAGACACATGCTCATGTGTGCGGCTACCAAGGTGGATAACCGTTTGACCTGCTCCTGATTCATTTCTGGCAGAACCAGCAAGCCCTCCATCCCGTCCTGGCTCGCCATAAAACGGAAGGAGGCGGAAACCTGACTGATGCGCACTTGCTCCAGCCGTTCAAGACACGGCCTGATGGTTTCCCGCAGGTAACGGGAATATGCCTTTGGTTTACCCAGGCTCTGGAAATATTTAATCCTTTCGAGCAGAGGCTTGCTGATGTGCGCCGGCTGGGCGCTCACGTCAGCAATAATGACCAGATCGGGATTGAATTGCTGCTGTTCGCGGGCCATTTTGGCGCGGCTTATCAGCTGGTCCTGCTCCATTTCTCGCTGAACAGGATCACGGGATTCATTGTAGAAATAGCGTTCCCAAACCTCATTACTCAGAGCATCTCGGCGCAGCTGCTCCTGCTCGTTATCCGCAGAGTAGAGAGTGATCAGGTTTGAAAGCGCGGATGAAGAGGTGCGCTTATCTGTATCCAGATAAGGGTTAACCGCTTTCTTTTCAGCATTCCAGGAATAGCGGTAATTGCTCATGCGATCTCCAGTTCAAGCTGGAAAGGCTGCAATCCTTTTGAGGCCCATTCAGAAATAGAGGGCGGCCGCACTGCCTCGATAGCGCCCTTAAGAATGGCGCACCGGTTTTTCAAAATTACGGCTTTGAGTTCTTTTTCGGTAAGACCGCGTGAATATTCAGCTTCGCGGATAGCCCTGGTTAGTTCAGGATATTTGGAGTTGAACTTAGGAACATTGCAGGCCAGATTCGTGCTGTCAGCTGTGGCGAGTGGATAATTGCCCATAACACGCCCATCCAGCATACGCAGACCATGAACACTGGTTTGAAAGGTGTATTTGCAGTAAATAGTTTCGAAAGCTTCCTGCATACGACGATGCCAGCGCTCTGTCCTGATAACCGCATATTCTCCAGATGACCCAAAACAAACTCGGGGCCATTCGCGGCAAAGCTCAACCAGACGATCGATAGATTCATGCAGATGCCAGACAGGAGCCGCCTTATCCCGAAACATGCGAGGAACCTGACTAATCAGCGCATCGTTATCACCTTCGCCTCCCTCCACAACATCAGGGATCACGAAAAAAGCCACTTTAGGATGGTGGTAATAGCCAAGCAGCCACTCATAGAATTCGCACCAGTCAATAGCCAGGCCCCGCATCCATGCTGAAAATGCTCCGTTATCAATACCTACTGCGGCGGCAAAATTGAGAGATGCTGCAATCTGGTCCGGGCGCACATACGAAACGAAAGCACCGGCTCCGCTCACCGCAATGCGATGAACATCACCGGCACTCCCCCAAACAGGCGTCCCGTGAAAATGATGGACCCCGAGCTGCGCACCTTTCACGCAGGCACCTTCCATACAACAGAGCAATCAGGGCCACCTGGATCGACGCCTACGCACACTTTTGGTTTAAGTACCGCAATTAGTTCGTCTGCGTTTTTCCCTTCACCTGCAGCAACGCCGATGCTGCGTTTTGCGCTAATGCGGTTATGGGTGAAATTGCGGTACAGGGAACGAGTCAGGAAAGTGTCACTGTTAGAGACGATGACCGGATGGCCTTCTGATGCCCGGCGCTCAAGAATAGATGCCAGACGATATTGATCATCCTCAGTAAAACCGGCGGTGTGATAGCTACTGAAAGTACCGTCATAAGGCGGATCGCAGTAGACAACATCACCCGCTTGCATCATTGCCAGCGTTTCGTCATAACTGGCGCAGATGAACGTGGCACGCACAGCCTTTTCAGCAAATGCACGTATTTCATCAACAGGCAGATAAGGCTTTTTATAATTACCATACGGGACATTGAAAAGGCCGCGCTGGTTATAACGGCACAAACCGCGATAACAATGGCGATTAAGGAAAAGAAAATAAGCCGCCTTATCTATTGGCTCTAGTGGCACAGTATTAAAAAACTGGCGGCATTTATAATAATCTTCTTCCGTGGTGAACTTTGCGAAAATACGTTCAGCAAGATGAATAAAGCTGTTAACGTCTTCTTTAATCACCTGATAAAGATTAATAAGATCAGGATTTATATCCGCAACAAGATAATGAGGATAGTCTGTCGCCATCATCACAGCGCATGAACCCGCGAAAGGTTCAACCAGTCGCAGGCCAGCAGGAAGGTGCTTAATCAGTTCCGGCATGATGGCGGTTTTATTTCCCGCCCATTTCAGGATAGTGCTCATACAGCACCTCCGTTGTAGTGTTTGCCTTTCAGCTCTGCGATTTCCTGACAAGTGACGCAGCACTGCACGCCCGGAATGGCGCGGCGGCGAGCTGGCGGGATCGGTGCATCGCAATCAATGCAGAGAACACGGGAAACGCCCGGCGCTTTATTGCGGGCGGTATGGATATGGCGTTGGCGTTCTTCTTCAACGCGCTGCTGTACGAGGTCCATTGAATCGGCCATTAGTGGATCTCCTGCGCTTCGTTCTGAATTTTCACAGCCTCTTCACGAAGAAGCTCAGCCGCTTCTGCATAGTTCAGCTGGCGGGATGTAATACGGGCGGCGATGGATTCCATGCGGGCCGCCATTACATCGGCACGGCCACGGCGTTCTTCTTTGCGCGCTTCAATCAGCATTTGGTTCAGGCCAGCATCATCTGGTCCGGTTTTAGTGGTGCGGGTTTCGATATTTCGCATATTCATTACTCCTGAATTTGGGCAAAAGAATGCCCGGCGGGTTTACGCCATTAATTTCTGTTGTGGGTTAATTCGGCATGGTTAGCCGTTTGGGAAATAAGCTCACCACTGCACGAAAATGATTCATTGCTATAACCAGTTCCCGCTTTTCGTCAGTAGTCAGATCACTAATATTGACGCCGTGACGTTCTGCCGGAATTTTTGCCATAAAAAATATGGCTGCCAGTGCACGCTCATTTTGCTTATTATTAATATCGCGACGGTCGCGCATATCCTTAATAAACCGCTCAAGCTCTGGCTCGATATTCAGACCAAATACATTTGCCCTTAACTCCGCTATGCGGTTCAGCCCTTCCAGACGTTGACCGGGGCTTAATGGAACAGTCGCCGCAGCGCCTTCAATAGCCACGTTTCCCCCTGTTTGGTAGTGGTCAGCCCTGCCAGCAGTTCACCCTGAGAGCGGGATGGGTGCCAGCGTTTGCCATCCTTACCGATAATCCAGCCATGTCCGCAGTGCATTGCTGGGCTTTGTTTTACTAAAAACGATGCAAATGAAGGCTCTTTAGTCAGCATGATCACCTCAGATAATGCCGAACGAAGCGCCAAGGCCCGTTACGGTATCTACCGCACTTGCCATAGCGGGGTTGGCCTGCAGGCGGGCCTGCATGGAAACGGCAGCCAGTGCCATCAGGCGAGTCACTGAGTTAATGCTGCTGATCACATCACGGCGTCCGGCAGTTGTTTTCACATCGCCAGTAACGGCCCCGGCAGCAACGCGCCCGATCTCAGCGGTGGCGCTCATGACGTAGTGCGGCAGCTTCTCTTTTGCCACTTCGTTCATAGGCACGCATGGCAGGCAGTGAATTTGTGCCAAGAAGCCGTCAACCAGGGTTGAGTCCTCAGTGAGATCGGTAAGCAGCCAAATCTCTGGCGGTGTGAGCTGATGCGGTTGCTCCGGGTTCAACTTGTTGCGAAGCGTCTGGACATTCATTCCCGCGCGTTCTGCCAGCTTCGCCATGTTATGACGCAGTGCGAAAGCCCGGCACGCTTCGTCATAGTGAGGATGTTTGGAAACCTGAAAATCAAACATGCTGCATCCTTAAAATTCACATAAAGTGAATTACGCACCAACTATGATTTGAAAACGGGAGTGGCCCAAAGCATCACGGACCTGCTTTTCTTTCCACTGCGCGTAAAGGATGCGGACACGACCACCCGCACGGACGCAGCCCGGCTTGATTACACGAGGCTCAATAGGTAGACAAGGGCTGTTGCCAGTGGTCCAGCGGCGGACAGTGCTTAGAGAAACGCCCTCCAAAGAGGCAAATTCTTCTGGATAGACTTTCTCACGTGGAATTTTGACGATTGTAATTTCACTAGCCATATAGCATGATTCCCAGTTAGTTATGCTTTGTCATCAATGTTCAAAGTTTCTCAAGGCTTAGCATTGATGACGCTCAACAATTTGGGACTCTACTTAAAATTATGGTAGTGGTCAACAAGGTTTATTAAAAAATGAGCATTACACAAAAGAGCTTTGACTCCCTTGCAATATTAGATCGGCTTTGCCATGTCTACGGTTACACGCAAAAAGTACAGTTAGCTAACCACTTCAACATGTCTGCAAGTTCGTTATCCAACCGCTACACACGCGGGAATGTCTCTTACGATTTAGTCGTTCAATGTTCTTTAGAAACTGGAGCAGATGTTTACTGGCTAATGACAGGTGAAGGCAGGAGCTTCAACAGTAAACAAAATCATTCAATGGAAAACACAGGTGCGGTTGAGCTCGAAAAATTCACATTAAGTGAAGGTGAACTAATCCGTGAAGGTAACTTCTTTCTTGATGCTCTGGTTTTAGAGGGGCTTAATTCCGATGTCTATTGCTTAGATGCGGAGGGCGTTTTCTACATTGTGGAGCGCAGCCCGCTTTTGATTGATGGGACTAAAATTCTCGACATAGACGGCTATGTCAGCATTCGTTCTGTTCAAATGCTACCAGGTAAGCAGATAAAAGTTTATGGTGGAAAAGAGCCCTTTACCTGTTCTGTAAGTGACATTGGTATTTTAGGGCACATTGCAAAAGTCATTAGCGTTTTGGATGAATAATGGCAGTCCGCAAAAACCCAACAGGTGGATGGATATGTGAGCTGTATCCTAACGGCCCCAAGGGTAAACGAATACGTAAAAAATTCGCCACGAAAGGCGAAGCATTGGCTTTCGAACAATACACAGTCCAAAAGCCATGGAACGACGAACCTGAAGATCGCCGCTCACTCAAAGACTTAGTTGACGCATGGTTCAGCGCCCATGGGATTACCCTCAAGGATGGCGAAAAGCGAAAAGATGCAATGCATCACGCCTTTGAATGCATGGGCGAACCGCTGGCGCGAGACTTTGATGCACAGATGTTTTCACGTTATCGCGAAAAAAGAATAGCGGGTAAATTCGCGCGCTCTAATCGTGTCAAAGAGGTTTCCCCTCGCACCGTAAACTTGGAGTTGGCTTATTTTCGCGCCGTGTTCAACGAACTGAGCCGCCTAGGCGAATGGAAAGGTGAAAATCCTCTTAAAAACATGCGTCCATTTCGCACTGAAGAAATCGAAATGGCGTGGCTCAATAAGGACCAGATCAATCTGCTACTGGATGAATGTTGCAGGCATGAGCACCCCGATCTGGAAATGGTTGTTCGAATCTGCCTTTCAACAGGTGCGCGATGGTCGGAGGCTGAAGGGCTCAGAAAAAGCCAGCTAGCAAAGTATAAAATCACCTACACATATACGAAGGGCCGGAAAAACCGTACTGTCCCGATAAGCAAAGAGCTTTACGATAAGCTCCCGGCTGATAAAAAATCCCGCCTGTTTGCTGACTGCTACGGCGCATTTCGTTCTGCCCTTGAGAGAACCGGTATAGAGCTGCCAGCCGGGCAATTGACCCACGTCCTGCGCCATACATTTGCCAGCCATTTTATGATGAATGGCGGAAACATACTGGTGCTGCAACGTGTGCTTGGACATACTGATATAAAGATGACGATGCGTTATGCGCATTTCGCTCCAGATCATTTAGAAGATGCAGTGAAGCTAAACCCGCTGAACAATAGTTAAAGTGATGATGAGAAAATAATAATTCACGCTTAAGTTAGGTTGTCTGTCGTTATGGATTAAGATGGGAGCTTGATATGAATTTAAATGAGTTATTTGCTTTAATTGAAAACACTATGCAGTCTAAATTCAAAGAGTCAGGGTTCATTGTTCATAGTGGTGATAAAGGTGAAAATAGAGAGGAGTTCCTAATCGAATTCCTTAGAGAGCACTTACCGAAAAGATATGGCGTTACAAAGGGGGAAGTGATCACAAAAGAAGGATTACGTTCTCATGCAATTGATATCATCATATACGATGCAATCAATTGCCCTATCTTATATGCAGGTAAAACTTCAATACTCCCTATCGAAGGCGTATACGGGATAATCGAAGTAAAATCATCACTTTCTAAAAGTGAGTTTGATGATGCATCTGGAAAAATCACAGCGTTTAAGAAGTTAGCACCTAGAGAGCTAGGTGTAATAATGACGCGTGAGTATACAACACTACACAGAGCCTCACGTCCTTTTGGAATTGTATTTGGATTTAAGCTATCAGACAATTCTCTAGATTCGTTGAAAAACAATTGGGAAGCGCACTCTAAAACTGTGCATGACGTCAATTATTTCTGCAACCTTGTATGTGTTCTTGGTAGTGGTTTGCTTCGATATGAAAATGTAAATCTTACGAAAGGAGAAAAAAATCTTCTTCTTGATACAGATGAGTTTGTAAATCTAATTTTAACTGCGCATAAGCATATTTCAAATGACGAAGAACACGATGAAATTTTACTAAGAATTGTCAAGGAAGATGTAGGTAACCTAACATTTGGACGATTCTTTACCTATTTACTAATAATGCTTACTCGAATGAAATTAAATACTCCTGATCTCGGTAGATACATTGACCCTGAACTTCCACTATCTGTTGTGAGAGAATAATAATGGCTAAGATTAATCCAGATGAATCATGCCCCTGTGGCTCCGGTTTGCAATTTAAAGACTGTCATGGCCCAAAAGTCAAAAAATTCACTCATCCTGAAATCACACAGATTAAGTTGCTAAAGGTAATCCCTGAGCCCGACCCTGACACACGAACGGTGTTCATCTATGAAGGAGAGGGTACAGTGGCATTTAATGGCAACGAAATAGGCCTAGCAATGGCGTGTGGGGATTGTCAATCTCATCTTGTTGTCGGAATCTCAGAAAACAGAATCCAAAATATTGTCATCCGATGCAAAAAATGCGGCGCTTACAATGAAACATAAAGCTTGGTGAAGCAACCTGCGTAGATCCATCCAAGTTCAGAAAAGCCTATTAGCCAGCATCTTAAGGAATGGCGATAAGATGGCGGTTGAAATGAAGATCTCAGATAATCGGTGATAATTTATGACAACACAACAGACTGATTTTAAACGTAAACTATTGATTTTCGGTTGTTATGATAGGAACTCATAATCGCTTGGTCGCTGGTTCAAGTCCAGCAGGGGCCACCAGATACAGCAAGGGCTGGAGAGAAATCTCCGGCCCTTTTGTTTTTTCGGGGATACCACTACAAGGTAATCATGAGATTTTATGCCCTTTCATTTATCTAATTTACCGATCCTATGAACGGTACATCTCACCTCCCATGACACGTTATGTGGTCTGTCCAGCATTCCAGCATCAAAAACAAGGTTATTCAGCTGATAGCATTCAAGCCCCTTTACTACAGAGGCTTTTTTATGGTTTGGATTAGCGTTAGTGAGCTGCCAGAAACGGGCGGTTACTTCATCGTCTCAACAAAGGACGGCGTTGGCATAGCTGCATATAACCGGAGAGAGGGTTTTAATCATATCCGTTTGGCCGGCAGTATACAGCCTGGTGCGGAGGCGAATGGTGAGGGTACAGTTACACACTGGATGCCTTTTCCTGATAAACAAAAACATGCTGATTTTCTTACCAGCCTGACGGAGGAGAAGATTCATCACGAACTTGAAGCTGGTGATAAGAGTAGCTGTGTCCTGTTTACTAACATCGTCCATTCACTAATTGAAATCGGTGCTATCTACAATGCATCAGGAGTTACCCTAGCTTACGGGCGGCACAATTCCAGCGAGTTTTCAGATGAAGATAATGTTCAAATGGTAATGACCATTGTTCAAAATAGCCTAAATAACTGGGAAAAAACATCTAAGTAAAATTAGCGGGTGTACGGCGTACCGTATGCCCGATTATCCACGGCAGCAGCAAAGATAGGAGCAGATTGGAAACGAGCCTCAATGGAATAGACGATCAGGCAGAGGCTGCGAATGACATCACTGGCGCGATCAAGAATATGGTTGCGACGCGTCTGGGTCATCTGTTCTGTTGAGACCGCTTCGCCTGCGATGGCACCAACGCTGGCAGCAGCGGTGAGCGCACAAAATTGCATGTTGCCTATAGTGGCGTTGTTAACCGGGACGGAGGGCTGACAGTGCAACTGGCGCAGCATGCCATCAAGAATGCGCGGGTCTTCTGTCGCATCTGTGATGGCAATAAGTTCGATAAGGGTTAACTGGTGCGGCTGATCCGGATTCAGCTTGCAACGCAAGGTTGCCGGGCGCATCCCTACCGATTTAGCCAGCTGTTCGATGTTATGGGACTGAGCGAAAGCCCGGCAGGCGCTATCAAGGTGATTGTGTATAGATACCTTGTAATCGTACATGATTCGCGGATTCCTAATTGCTAGCCTGGATTAAGCGTTAAGCGAAATATTGCATTCGCTTAACGCCTGAACGGTAAGCGCAGCCATATTAATTTCAACTCGCGAACGCGGCTTATCGCCTTTGCCGCGGATAGGAAGACGACCATCACGAACCATATCGCGGGCAGTTCCCATAGGTGTTCCGGTGATGCGGCAATACTCATCAATGGGGAGGTAAGGCGTGGGGATGGCAATTGTAATGTTAGGACGCATAAGGCAAACTCCTCAGTTCAGGGGAAGGAAAAAAGTACGATAACGAAACACTAGACATAATGAAGTTCACTAGACAAAAGCTAGTTGATGGGCAACTTTATGATTCTGGCTCTGTGATGTTTGACAAAGTCATGTTTAGGGCGGGAATTCCTTTGCCCGATAATCCTATATGTGTTCAAGACGATAAAATTCAGTACATACTTGATCAAACTTTCTCGGATGTATTCGATGGAGAGTGGCTAGTTAATATTGAAGGCAAAACGAGTATAAGAACCCTGACAAGAATACCCATAAAAAAAGTTCGAGTTAGTGGTATTGGTATGGCTTTTGATTGCGCATTAGAAGATATAAAAGTATTAGGCCGTGTAGTTCTAGTGATATCTGAAGGAAGCTGAAAATGACCACAAAAAAACAACACCAAGAACCAGAAGTAATTACTGTAGAGCCAAAAACATGCTTTGTCATGATGCCTATAGCTGACCATCCTGATTATGAACCTGGGCATTTCAACCGAGTTTATCAATATCTAATTAAACCTGCTTGCATTAAAGCTGGATATGAACCAATTAGAGCGGATGATAATAAAGCGTCCAATATGATTATGTTCGATATTCTAAAAAAAATTGTTGAATGCGATATGGCAATTTGTGACCTTAGTTCACGAAATGCCAATGTCTTTTACGAATTAGGATTGAGACAAGCATTTAATAAAAAAACAATTCTCATCACTGACAATCTTCTGCCGACACCTTTTGATATTTCTGCCTTTAGATATGTTTCGTACTCTCATACGCTCAGAGTTGATACCGTGGATCGTGAGATCCCTGGTATAGTAAACATGCTCAGAGAAACAGAAAACCAACCAGAAGATGATGTAAATTCAATAATTAAATTATTGCAAATACAGCCCTCAAAAGTAGAAAGCATTGACCTCAACAAAGAAGAAAGCGTTATATATGAGATGTTGTTAAATCTGCAGAAACAAATTTCCGACATGACCCCGCCACTTTTAAAAACATATGGCTACCCGTCTAACAAAAAGATGAGTTCTTTCAAAAGCAGAACTTTGCGCGTGGAAGAAAAGGTTGATTTATCTGGGTTAAATTTAAAAACGGTAATATCATCATTCCCCGCTCAGATGGCCGCATGCGAATTTATGTATGAGGATCGATTCCTCGGCTATTTGGAAGGCATTGATAACGAAAAAATTAGATTCCAACATTCAGGAAGCGTCACAAGCTTCCCTAATGAACCGTCTTTCTTAGATAATATTTATGTAGCTTAATCCAATGAGTATCAGGAAAACAAATAACGGGTGGATACTAGATTTTTATCCGGAAGGAAAGCCAAAGGGTAAACCAGCTAAACGTATAAGAAAAACGTTCAGCACCAAAGGCGAAGCTCTTTCCTATCAGAATCACATCATGGAAAACATCCATGTAAAGCCCTGGCTTGATGGAAAGGAAGATCGTCGAAAACTGCGTGACCTCGTAAGCCAATGGTTTAATGAACATGGCGTTACGCTCGATGATGGCGAAAAGCGTAAAGGTGCAATGGAGTTTGCATGTGAAAGCATGGGAGAACCCCTGGCCCACGAATTTAACGCAACAATGTTTTCCCTCTATCGCAGTAAGCGACTATCCGGGGAGATATCCCGTACATCTAGGGTGAAACAAGTATCGCCAAGGACTATGAATCTCGAGCTGGCTTACTTCCGCGCAGTCTTTAACGAACTAAAGCGGTTAGGCCACTGGAAGCTTGATAACCCACTATCCACTGTGCGTCCATTTAAATCTGAGGAAGCCGAGCTGGCGTATCTTGAGCATGAAGAGATCACTCGCCTCTTAGATGAATGCCTGAAAAGTCGGAATGACAGTACCTACTGGGTGTCCTGCTTATGCTTGGTGACTGGTGCCCGATGGGATGAGGCTGAGTCTATAACAACGAAGCAAATCAGAAATCTTAAAGTCAGCTTCTTCAAAACCAAGGGCAACAGAAACCGCACCGTACCGATCAGCAAGGCTTTCTCTGACTCATTACCGAGACCAGAAAAACCTGGCCGTTATTTTAAATCCTGCTATTCAGCATTTCGCAAAGCGGTGGAAAGAGCCGAACTTAACTTGCCGGACGGTCAACTATCGAATGTTCTGAGACATACCTTTGCTAGCCACTTTATGATGAACGGCGGGAACATACTGGTGCTAAAGGATATTCTGGGGCATACCGATATCAAGATGACTATGCGTTATGCGCACTTTGCCCCTAGTCACTTAGCAGAAGCCGTTGAACTTAATCCTTTGGAACATAATAGAAATGAGAATTAA